CATTTGTTGTTGAAGGATCAAATTCCTGAACTCTTGGTCTAAAATCGAGAATATCAGAAACACGATTTCCATCTGGAACTGATGGTATATCATTAGAATACCTATCTTCAGTATAAGAATTTATTGTGAAAATATCCCCACTATTTCCACTTGTTACCTTATAATAATCTAAGATTACTAATAATTGACGGGCTGGAATTGCACTTCCCGATTTTCGTATTAACTTAGAGTAGTCGCAGTATTGGTTTTTATGACCTTTATCTAAAATATAATTGGTAGTTCTATTAATATATCTGCCTGGTGTTATTTGCTGAATAATTGCATTAATAGAAGATTCTTTAAAAACTACATTTTCACCAACTTCAAATTTATTTTCATTTAATGGTACAAATTCTATTGTTGATGATGTTTTGTTAACTATTTGTGCTACTGATCTACTATTTTGCCCTACCAGTTTTTCTCCGGTAATAGCATTTGTATCCAATGCCAATCCAGTTGCAAATGTCAATTTATCTAAAACTGGAGTAGTCGTATCTGTTGATTCATATACTGCTCTTATATTGACGACATCAGAAACATTCAATGATATTTCTTTATCTTCAACTCTTAATCCATAATATTTACTTGTGCTTAATCCGGTAGCAGATGATCCAGTTTGTGTAGAAATTCCACTAGTTCTAGTAACAGATATTTGTCTGCTTCTTATAAAATCTTTCGATTTATTTGTAACTTGTCTTTTCTTTAATGTTGCAATAACAGTAACATTGGATTGATTTATTCTCAATCCAATAAAGGTTGCTGTATTTCCATTTGCACCAAGTGTGAATTTACCAGAATTTAATTCATCGGTAATTCCATCACTATAGTGTATTGAATATCTTTCGGCATCAAAAGATTCAAAAAATACACTAGTAATTCCACTCGTAGAATCTAATGCATCAGATATTGTAATTGTTAAAGATCCAGATGCATTTGTTGATTTACCTGTGATTTGTTTCGTAATCGTAAGCTCTGATTGAGATAAATCAACGGAAGCAATATTTAATTTTGGTAGATTTGCATACAAACCAGATGAACTAAGATTTGTTATTTTTGGTTCCATCAAAGAAAATACTGAGTCCCCATCCTCTACTGCTGCTCTTGCAACAGAAGTAATAGCAACGCCAGCAGCTGCAAGTCCTATTGAAGTTCCGTCTGGAGCAATACTTGTAATTCTATTGTAGTTTGGATCATTTTGTCCCCTTTGATATTTAATTATCGCTTCTGTTTTAATTCCGGTAACACCACTAAAAAATCTTCCGGGCACTTTTCCTGTGGTTCCACCATTAACTGTTAATTTATCTGTAATAGAAAAATTAGGTGGGGTTCTTTCGTATAAAACTGCATCTGCAAAAAAGTCCGTTTGTAAAGCACTATTCAGAGCAGTCGAATCTTGATAAACGGATTTAATATCTTCTACCGCATATGCATTTAGTGCTTGTATTCCAATTTTAAGTTCTGGATTTTCATTAATAATAACTTGTTCACCAACCAAAAATGTTCCAGAAGTTTGCGACAAACTATATGCAGAAGCATTTGGTTTCGCTGAAAGATAACCTGTTGCACCACTAGATAAACCTCTTATAATTGAAGTTAAAGGAACTTCTGTTGTAGTATAGTCCTTTGCAAGATACAGAGTTGTATATGTTTGAACATCAAATAAGTATAAATCCCAAGTTGTACTATCTCCGGTATATGGCGCATCCGATACGCCATACCAATAAACCCTTGCCTCACCAATTTTAATTCCACCACCACCAGCAGTTCCAGGACCATCTCCGGAGGCATCTCTTCTCCTATTATAAAGTTCTATAATGTTTGCTTGCGTTGTTTGAGCACCACTCTGTGACGCACCAATGTTTAAATATGGAACCCCATGAACATTGTTAACCTTTAGAAGACTTCCCATTCCAAACGGAACCAAAGCACCATCAACTTTTTTGGTCGTTCTCGGTTTTGGAACATCTACTACTGCACCACCAACCAAATCAATATCAAATCCTCTTACATATGCGGTTCCAGCAGAAACTTTAACAGACATTAAACTGTCTGTTGGAATATTACCTTGTTCTGTTCTTTGTCCTTCGATGTAAAGTCCACCATTGCCAATTTCATTGTTTAAAGAATCTGCAACCGATATCGTAAATGGATTTATTGCATAATTACCAGACTCTTCGAAGGTTCTTTTAGCGAAATAATCTTTAATTACGCTATATTCTGATTTATTTTGTAATTTTTTAATTTTACCTTGATCAACCTTAACTAACTCTACAAAGTTCGTATCATTAAAATCTAGTAGTTGTTTTTTGGATAATTTTACGCTAATTTTTAATCTATCGGCTCCAGGAGCTGCATAATTAGTAAATCCTCTTGCATTATCATTCAAATCTGAATCATCATCGGAAGAAACAATCTCTTCAAGAATATCAAAACCAACTCTATATGATGGTTCATTATTGTAAGGATCTAAGATAATTTGGGTATTTGGAATATCAACAAAAGTACCTCTAATAAAATATACTCCCCTTGAAACTCCAACAGCATATCCAGTAGCAGTTGCGTTAGTTGAAATAAGAGTTAAAATAGTATCCCCACTATTCAGAGTAGTATTTCCATATGTTACATTTTCTTCAAGTGTTAATATCTCACCATCTATAAATTCTACTCCCTCACCATCATTAGCGCCCTCATTATATTTGATAAAAAGTGTTATTTGTTCAACACCTTCATCTGGTGGTAAAAGATATCCTTTAATTGTACCAACAACTCCCGACGTTTGACCCCTTACCCTCGTACCTCTACCAGTATTAGCATTTCTTAACGCATCAAGATAGACTGTAACATCAATACCAAGATGATCATTATTTACTTTAATGGTTGTAAAGGCATTATCACAAGTAACTCCTCCAGGAATTACCATGGAACCTTCTTTAAAGATATGACTTCCAAAAGATTCTATCTGATTTTGTAAAATAGACTGTAATCCTGTTAGTTCTCTTGCTTGAACGGGATATCCGGGTTTGAAAAGAACTCTATAATAATTATCTGCCTTATCAAAATCGTCATAATAAGGACTTACATTGAGATTAGTCTTTTGTGGCATTTTTTTAAAATTCCAATACTATTTTGATGTCTTCTTTTTGGCGGGCACTCCTACTAATTGTAGGTCTGTTGTCTAGGTAAATTATATCTCCCGATCCTTTATTTATTTCAGGAGTTGCTAACCCAGAAGTAAAATTAACACCAAGATTAATTAGTTTCGTGCCCGTTGGATTTGTTGATATTCCAGAAAATCCAGTAAATATTGAAGCCGAGAATCCAGATGATTTTCCTATAACCTGATTAGCAGAGGGTTCAAATGGATATAATCTACCATTTGTTGAAATTCCAACATAATCTTGTTGATCATATGTTGTTTGATTAAAATATAGAGAACGATCTGTAAAATATTTTAATATTTTTGCCTCACTATCCCAGGAAGCAACATAACCAAATGCTTTACCAGAACCACCAGAAACAATCTGCTCAATTTTTTCACCTACTGTTGGTGTTCCTGTAATAGATGAAAACATTATTGAATATAATCCAGTAAAACTATTATCCGTATATATTGCCGAAGATCCAAAAGCTGTTGGATTTTTTATAATTGATACTTGTGCAAAACTAGTATCAATTGGAAAATCTTTCGTAGAATCATCAAATCTTGCATATACTAAAACTTTATCAGTTCCTAATTCGGTATATATGTCGTAACCATGTCCTTTTGATGGAGGAATTATAGGAACTAACTTTGCACTAGTTCCAGTAGAACTTAAATTAATTGCTCCCAAATCAACTAATCCATAACTATAATTTTTTCCACCTGACGTTACAACAGTATTTGTTATTTTTCCACCTTCAACATCTACTCGAACTCTACCTCCTGTCCCATTTCCAAGAATGTTAAACTCCTGACCCAATCCATTGGAATAATTTGCGCCAGATTTTTCAATATATACAGTTTTAATTTGATTATTGTTTTCATCAGAATTTGCTGATTCTCTAATCGCCAATATTTGAGAGTCTGTTGATGTCAACCAACCATTTGGAACAGTTATATATTCCGTAGAATCAAATTTAACAATATCACTCGGAGAGATAGTAAATAAATATTTCCAAATGTATCCATCTCCGCTGTCTCCGGCTCTTGATGGTTCTAGATCAGTAAATGTTGGTTCATCTTGCGAAACATTGCCCTTTGGATTTGTTCCACTAGATCCGTTTTGAATACAAACATAAACTCTGTAATCACTATTCATTACATAATAATTTACATCATATAGTCTGGATGAATTAGTTAATGGACTTGGATTAAGAATGCTATAATCATCCCTATACATTTCATATCTACTCCCTGCCGCCCAATCTATTCTTCTGATTATTCTTCTAATATTTGCAGAGGTTATTCTTTTACCATATAAGATAGTATCAGAATAGTGTTCTACATATGAGAAATTATCTATCGGTGCCGGAGGATTAATATTCCAAGTTGTAGATCTACCAAAACCTACGGTTGCTGGATTTGGCAATCCAACAACAATATAATACGAGTTATTTGTGGATTCAACAGAGTCTACAAAATTACTAGCATTCAAAATCCTAAATTGATCAGTAACAAGTGCTGACATTGTTAAAGTTAAACATTTTTTATGTATTTATATCCTATGTTTACAAGTTAGAAAGTTTTCTAATTGCACCACTATTTCTCAATCCAAATGTTCTTCTCTGAATAGTTGGAAATGTCGATAATCCAGAATCTACTATCAATCCAGTAACTCCAATAGAAATTGGATTTATTCTACTGGTAAAGTTATATAACCTTCCCCAAGAAACTCTACCTAGTGGCAGTGTAAGGGATCCTGTGGTTGCGATTCCAACAATATTGCTATCAGTCTTAATATTACAAATAATCTCGGCGTTAGGTCCAAAATTAACTTTAGAGTTCACAATATAAACATTATCTAAGAAACTAGTACCTATTCCTACAATAGATGTATTACCACTATTAACCGATGTTACACCAGTTCCAACGGTTGTGTTGTAAACCAAAATTGGATATCCTGGTTGCAAGTCGTTAGCATCTGAAGCATTGGCACGGAAATTAATCTTTAATGCCAGCGGATGGCCACCAATTCCTGTTGTGGTTGTAATACCAGTAATAATACCACTAAATCCCTGAACATTTGCAATACCTGTGATTTTTTCAGTCTCTATTGGGGGAACTTCAATAATAAGTTTTGGTGCAATCGTATATCCAAATCCTGGATTAGTGACTGTTACGGAAACAATCTGACCCCCAGAAACATTAGCAGTTGCCGTTGCGGTTATTCCAATACCAACACCAGTACCCAACCCAACATATTCTAGACTAAATGTTCCAATACCAACTCTCGGAATAGAAATTTTAATTGGAACATTTGTCGAATATCCAATTCCTGGATTAGTAATTGTAATTGCAGAAATAGTTCCAGCTGCTGAAACCGTTGCGGTAAATGCTGCTGCAACTGGGTCTGTTCCCTGAACTATAAGTCCATCAACAGAAGTTATTGTGATTCCATAATTATTTTCTTCATAATTAAAGAATTGTGCATCATCAACAAAAATATCAGAAGTTCCCACTTCAATATCTCCAATAATTTTGGCAGTTGGATAAACAAATGGTTCAAGTGAATCGCGTGTTTTATAGACCACATCCCCCTTAATATACTTGTCTTTTTTTTGCTTAATCCATTCTATTGGTCTGTACAAAGACTCATTAATTCCACTTCCAACATAGGTATCAGTTTCAATAGTATCTGATCCATTAATATCTACAATTGTTCTATCTCTTTGTTGATCTGGTATTGATGAGTAAAAAGGATTTTTTCTAACAAATACATCGTCACCAATTTTCATTGTTTCATTAATATCAATCAATGAAATATCAACACCATTTTGACCAATATAAAAGAAAATATCAACCTTATCGGATGATTTTGGTGCTTCCGTAAATTCAAACGATGTTCCCCCAAAAAATCTATATGCAAAAGATGGTTCTTGTATAACACCATTAACAAAAATTAAAAGCACAGCGTCAAGATTTATTGCACTAGAAAGTGGATTACTAGAATCAATTTCAAAACTTAACAATTGTCCATTATAAAATAAGGGAAATCTTGTTCTATTGCTATTTTGTAGTGTAGAAATACTATCAATATAATTAATTTCTCCAAAAGACCAAGAAGAGAAGAAATCTTGGAATGTTTCAACCACTTCAAGTTGAAATTCTTGTAAAGGTTGTATATAATCCTTTGCAGTCACGAGGCCAACTGGTTTAAATACATCTCCAATCTGAAATGCATATCCTGGTCTTGATATTTGGAAAGATTCAACAATAAACAATGTTGAACCAATTCCAACAGTTGATGGTGATGGTCCAATTTTAACATTCATAAGTAAATTAGATCCAGTCTGAGTTGTTGATCCAACGCCAACTCTTGAAACGCCAATAACAGGTAGATTTTCATATATTGGTTCTGGTATGCTAATATATGGATCTACATAACCAGATCCACCACCAACAACGATGAATGACAGTGTTCCGCCCGCACCGACTGTCGCAGAAATGGTTGCTGCTGATCCTGTATGATTAGAATCTGTAATACCTATTGAAACAGTTCCCCTATATCCAGATCCATAATTTAGATCATACCAAGGGAAGACAGTACCAAATCCAATATAATTATGTGGTAACGTGCTAGTTCCAACATTTGCTGCAAATGATTGTGCAGAAATGATATTAACAATGTCATAAGAATAATCTAAACCACGTGAGGGGAAGTAAGATACAATTCCAGCACCAGATGGGCAAGTGAATCCCAACCCAACTAACTTAATTCTATCACCACCAACAAAACCATGATCAGTTGTTGTTGTTATTTCAATGATGCCAGTTTGGTTGTTATAAGATGCCGTGCTAATTGATTGTCCAGGACCCGTATGAGAGATGCCTGTTATGTTGATAACAGTTCCAGATCCATTTAATACAGTTTTTACTTTTGCTCCAACCAAAGGAGCATATCCAAGACCAGGCGTTGATCCAAGAGAAACAATTAAACCACCTCTTGGAAGTTGATTTTGATTGATATCAAAATCAGATTTAATATAAGTTCCATCTGTTGAAGTGATTCCCGTAAATACAACACTAGAAATACCAGCAACGTTGTCATTTACAAATTCATAGTTATTTCCTGCATTATTAATTGTTGTTGGAGTTTGGAAAACTCCATTAATAAACAATATTCCATTACCAATAGAGATTCCTGTTGTATTAATTCCCTCAACTGTCATTGTGTATGTTTTTCCGATTCCGGTGAATTGATCAGAAACATCATCAAATATCATATTGGTGTCATAGTTTGATCTTAGGAAAGTTCTTCCAGCATATTGTGCCCTTACATAAGGAAGATTGCTTGCATCTCTTCTTGCTCTCGTATTTCCTTTTGGTGGATCTGCGAACCAAATTTCAGTGCCAACAATATTAAAAGATCCACGATAAACTTGAACATTGGCACCATCATTGTGTGTTGCTGCGGTACTACCAACAGATGCTCTAACAACAGAAACTGTTGGAAAAGTTGCAATTCCACTTGAATTAATAATACCGGTGATATTTCCACCAGTATTTGAGCTTATTCCAATTTCAATAACTTTCATATATTCATTATCAATTTTTAAAATATCTCTTGGTTGTATTGAGGAAATGCCACTAAGATTAAATGTAGCAATTCCCGCACTAATTGATCCACTATTGTATTGAAGTTTATGAGATATTGGAGTAAATGTTATTGGTTGTTGGACAATACCATCAAGAGAAATAACACTCTTAGATAGTTTTTTGCTCATCTCTAACTCATGAGCATTGCCAAGTCCGGAGTTAGTAAATGTTATTGCAATACCCAAATTGGCATAAGATCTTTGTGTTGCTAATTTAAATGTATCTGGTGTGATAGCAATAGGATAAACTTTTTCTGGAAGTTTATTTGTAACAATACCAAGATAATTTGCCGTTGCTCCAATTCCGATTGCACTTTGTCCTACTCCAATGAACGTTGATTTTGGAGTGTAAGTTAATTCTTCTCCAGTGTTGAAGAAGTGATTTCTAATTGTAAATATACCTGTTGAAAAATCAACAGTAGCAGTGTCTGATGGGTCAAATGTTTTTTTGTAAATTGGAGTTCCTTCATGCTTTAAAGTAAAATTAACTTTGTTAGCTCTTGTGCCATTTATGCTGTCATATGCTGAAAGAAATATAGATTGCGTTGATTTTCCATATGTCAATACTCCGGGAGTATTTTCAAAATCACTATAAGTATAGAAAACTTCATTAAATCCCTGAACATTTGTGTTCGAACTCAAAGAATCTGGATAAAAATTTAAATAGAATTTATTTCCAATAGTTTCTCCACCAAAAGTTCCAAGACCAGTTACATTATTGGATGGTGAAAATGGTCCAGGAACAATAGTCGTATTAGTTCTGTCATTTAATATTGAAACCTGATGAATTGCAGAACTACTTCCAGAAGAAACTCTTACAATAGATGATACTGATGATATTAGTTCCAGATCAAATACTCCAACCATAACAGATGTTGTTCCAACACCAACAGTTGATTCCAATCTAGCACTTCTTTCAGATCCAGATGGTTGACCACTAACTAAAAATCTATATGTTCCAATGCCAGAACTAGTTGCAGCAAATCCTACAATACTTGCTTTAACATCTATAAGATTATTCTCTTCATTTTGAACTCTAAATGATACAATTCCAGAAGTGGAATCATAAATTGCAGTTACAAGACCAATAGATGACGAACTGTATGATTGAGTTTTCGTATCAAAATAATATTCACTTAAATAAGTGTTAGATCCATCAAAATCTAATGCAGCTTCAACATAATTAACTTCTTTACTTAAATTATTTGTAATTTCTATATTTGCAAATAATCCATTAAAATTTATATTTGAAAATTCTGCAAGAGTTCTTACACTATTTGCTGTTCCAACGCTAGAAATTCCAATAATATTTGATCCTATTAAGTTAATAGATCCAAATGTATTAGTTCCTATTCCTGTTCCACTTTCACTCGAAGAAAAAGTCTTTTTCAATACCTTTATATCATGATCTCTCGTAAATCTATTAGTTGGTGTGAATATTAAGGTTTTTCTTCCAGAATCATCAACATTTGCGCTAAACTCACCAAGCAATTCATTCGTATACGCCGTATACTTTTCAAATAAAACAGAATCTAATGTTGTTGTTTGTAGAACTAATTCTGTTATTTGAGAATCATAAGTATCAGGATCTACAATTTGCACCGTATATCTAACATGAGTGTCAATAGCATCAATTTCTTCTATTTCCACGAAGGGATCTTCAAATCCCCTACTTGAAAATTTATCACTAATATCATCATGAATTAATACTCTGTTAGTTCTACATTCTGTATAATCTGTTAGTTTTCTATTTTGAATTTTGAGAAATTTAGATTGTTCTGGATTTGACCTTACTTCATAGTCAATAACATTATCAAAATTATTAATAATATCTACTCTCTTTTCTCCAATAACATCTAAAACCGTTATACTATTTGTTGTTCCAGACAATCCTACGGAAGCATTTGTTGTTGAGATAATTCCAACATCTGCAAAGTTTTTCAATCCTATTGGATGAACAATACTATTGACGGGTGAGGAAAGTTTATCCCAAGTTATAGGACTTTTAATTGAATATGAAAGATTTTGATAGTAATCATTATTTGGAGTAACTTGATAATCTTCACTAAGTTTTCCAATGTCATTTCTCCACCCAAGATTTTGTTTTGATGAATAATTCGTTTTAAATCTGGATTTATTTTCGGTGACGGAACTTACATCTGCAATTGCACCACTCGTTCTTCCTTTAATCTGATTCCCATTTTTGAGCGAGTATGATCCATTAACTTTAATATACTCATCTCTTATAGATGATACATATAGATCTCTTTCAATAAATCCTGTCCCAGTATTAACAAATAATTGTTCATTTAATGAGAACGATCCCCTCTTTTTAATTACATTAATTTCTGGGTAATATTTTTTGTTTATAATGGTCGCATATCCAGATTGGAAAGTTTTAGCAATTCCGGGATTTGTAGATAAACCAACCCCCAATTCATCCACGACTGCAAAAGTTAAAACTGCTGGATTCGAATTCACATAAGACTGGACTTTAAAAAATCTATAATCATAGTCTTCTGAGTTATATCCAGTTCCATCGCCAATAAGTTCAATACCTTCAACAAAAATTTCATCATTATTGGCAAATAATGGAGATGTGAATCCTAAAATTGGTGTTGATATTGTACAAGTTGCAACCCCACTGCTTCCAGTTATGATAGAACTAATACCAACACCATTAGAATTATTAACAGCGAATATTTTATGCAAATTTGACTTTAATCCATATATTGGTGCTATTTGCAGCACATTAGAAATTGCGCCACTTGGAGTAACAGCAACTAATGAAGAACTATCAATAACTGTTTTTGTTTCGTCATTAAATAATATTAAATCTGGTGCAGTTAAGTATCTTGAACCACCAGAGACTATATCAATTTGATCAATAGTATCAGAATTATTTAAATTTACGATTGGATCAATAAACGCTTCTGGTGATAATGTTTTATCTGAAGGATATTCATATCCAATATCTTTGATTCTTACATTTTTAATCCTACCAATAGATGTAGATAAAGCAACAATATTTGCATCTTGACCATCTTCACTAGATACATTTTCAAATTTAGGAAGTTTTTTAAAATTAAATCCTTCAGAAATAATCTTTACTCTTCCAATAGAACCATTTATTGCAGTAGAAGATTTTGTCGAGTATTCTAGAATATTAGTTTGATCTTTAGCATATTTTAAAACAGTTGGAAACTGTGTTGGAGAGATTTTAAATGAATCTGTTGATACACCAAAGATCTTATATGTGCCATTGTACTCACTGTCTATGTAATTAATCTGCGAATAATTGACAACATCCTTATCAGCAGTACTAATGTATCCAGACTTTTCTAAAGCGTAAAAAAGTTTAGATGGGGTGCTCTCAGAATATTCAATTGAAAGAGATGCTGTACCAAATCCAATTGTACCAATTCCTGCAACATTGAAGTTTCTAGAATCATTTGCACTTATAAACTCATTTTCAAATTTTTTATCTTTGAAAATTTTCAGTTTATATCCAATCAAAGAAGAATCTCCAAGATTGAACTTTATAGTACTATTTTTGATAACATTAATATTTGGATTTATTGCTGCAAATGTGTGGATAGATGCGCCAGTCCCGACAATATTTACAACATTTTCGCTGGATGGAATTGTTTCATAGAAAGTTTCAGCAAGTTTAAACTGACTATTATTATCTTTAATTACATAATATGAACCTGTTTGCAAACCAGAAGCTACTTGAGTACTATTATAAAAAACTTTATCACCAGTCCTATACCCGTGGTTTGATAGTGTAATTGTATTTGTAGTAGTATTAATCTGTGAGGAATTAATTCCTATCGGATTGATTAATATTTTTTTCTCAGATTCATTAAATGCGAGTGTTAATGCGGCCGTGGTTCCAACACCAACAACAATATTTGGAGATACTGTCAGTTTAATTGAGTCGCCATTAGAAAGACCGTGACTTTGAGCAACACTTACGGTGGTAACTATCCTATCAATTTGACCAGTTACTTGACTGTAATTTGTCTGTAATAGATATTCCGAATTATTTGTACCATCGCTGTAAAAATACAATCCCTCACTATTTGTTGTCAGACCAACTTGCGTTACTAATCCAACATAATCTTTACCTTTATTAATGACATAAACATCAGATGTTAGCGTAAGTGTATTTGGAATTTGAAAAGTATTTAGGTTAGATGGATTATCTCCAACAATAAGAGAATCAACACCCGCAAGATCAGATTTTGTAAATGTTAGTTTTTGTCCAGTTTTGAAAGGGTGATTTGGAAAATAAATGCTTCTATGAGGAATAGATGCCGTTTGACTTGTAACACCTACATTGAATACTTTATAAACAGATCCGCCCGGAGTTGTACCAACACCAACAGAATTTTTAGCATTAAAATAAATTAAATCATTTGGTTTAGATTCAAACGGTAAAACCTTTGATCTACTTGATACTATAATTCTATCATTTATTATGTTTAAATTGCTGCCATAAGTATGCGCCACACCAGCACTAGCAAATCTCTTAATTCTCAATACACCATTATTATAGTCATTTAAAACTTTTACTATTTCTATACCAAGACTTGATTTTATTCTGATGCTTCCACCAATTGATACTGTTGGTCTAGTGGTTACAAAAATATCTTCTACCACCCCACCAGGAGTAGAAGAATAACTACTCATTGTTTTAGCAAGACCAACAGTTTCGGTTGTAAACCCTATTGATCTTGACCCAGAAAGATTATTAATTGAAGTTGAAAGACCACTAATTAAGACAGTATCATTGTTCAGCAAATCAAATCCAAATCTATAATATGCAGAAATAGATTGATCAGTATCCCATACAAAAACGGACGGATTATATGTTTCAAAAGATGTTTCAATCTGAGTAACATTTTTACCTATAAGTTCAGAAACTTCTGCTCTAAAACCAGTTCCTTCGGTACTTTCCTCATTAAAATTAATAGATTCTCCAATTCTATATCCAGTTCCACCGTCAATTATAGCAACATCATCAACACTTCCTTTTTTAACAGATTCGATAATTGTTACCTGAGGAGATATTTCATAAGGTTCGACAAGAAAATCATAATTGGCATACTCGTCATTTATTTTATATGGAAATGTATTTCTAATAAGATTTGAATTATTAAAATCAAAATCTTGATTTAAATATGAATTTTCTTCTATAAAAGTAGATCTAAATGTATTTCCAATAAAATATGGATAGAGTGGTTCCAAGGTATTGGAGATAGTACTTGTTGTTACACCAGCAAAATATGCATAAACTCCATTTGGAAATTCTGGAGTTTTGCAAAATCTACCATTATGTCTATCAAGATCACCAGTGCCAGTATATTCAAAATCTTCTATAAAAAATCCAGAATTAAATGATGGTCTATTATACACTTTGGCAGTGTTTAAAGAGTAACTCGGTGTTATAATTTTAACACCAGACTGAACATCATTTGAATTTGCATATCCATATGGTCCATAAATCGGATTTCCATCATATGCCCAACCAATAATTGGTGAGTGTGAAGATAAATCATCAGAATATTCGTTTGCTAAATCTGAAGAATATCCATAGATTCCATAAACAAGAGAATCATCTGTAAGATTTTTATTGAGGCTTGAAAATATTTTTGTAGATCCAGATCTAGCGTAAGATGCATACCTTTCAGCATCATTAACTGTTAAGTCTCTAACTTCGGTATCAAATATTGCTCCCGATCCTCTTGGTTTTACTTGAATTGATGCTGTGATTGCACTATATCCAATACCGGAATTGATAACAATAACATCTGTTATTTTTCCATCATTAATTACTGGTCTAAGTATTGCGCCCGTACCATTTCCTCTTGTAATAAGTTCTGGTATTGAATAATATTCAGATCCAGTGCTTAAAACTTGAACATCAATTACTCTACCATTAGAAACAATTGGATTTAATTGGGCATTTTTTCCATTTTGGAGAGTAATTAATGGTTTTTTATGCAAATTTAATGTTGTTGAACCATATTCAGTTCCTTCTTCGTATAGATATGCCCCCACGATTTCACCCGTAACAATCGGAGTAAATGTAAAATTGCCAGTAACTGTGGATCCATAAGATACATTTGCGGAAACTTCAATTGGAGGATATTGAAAAATATGATATCCAGATCCAGTTGATTGAATATCAACATACTTGTTTCTAACAAGATCCGTTGTTATTGTTGCCCCCGCACCAACATTAATTAACCTGAATGAATCGGAATCAATAACACTTAAAGAATATCTAACAGTTGTAGATAGTCCAGAAATTTTTGTACCTGTTGTTGAATATAAAACAATATCTTCGGTTTTAAATCCATGATCTTTAAAACTAATTGTATTATAATGTGTAGAAATTCCAGATGATTCAACTCTTAGTTTTCTGTATTGATATCCCGATCCACTTTGTAGAACTTTCACACTTCTAAGAGTCTTTTTAGGTATAGTTCTAAATTTGTGAATGCCGGCGAAAGATGTTGAAGTTGAAAAACCAATTGTGTTGATGCCAGATAGATAATCTGTTTGTGTATTAAAAAGTTTAATAGTTCTGGTATTTACAAATTTGGCAATGTATTCGTCACCACTTACCAGTGTTCCAGTTGGAGTATTTGAAATATCACCAGCAACCCCTACTAGTATTGGATTATTTCCATTTTGATTATAAATTATTCTTTCACCATCAGCAAAATTGTGGAATGTTGTAAATGTAATTGTTTCATTGGTTAAATCAACACCACCACCAACCGTAAGTGCTCTACTATCAAATTCAACTTCTCGATATCTCTCTCCTACAATAGGTTCTAAAATACAACCAGATCCGTTACCACCAGTTAAAGTAACTGAAAGAGCAACATCAATATCAAAATCCTGAGGATCAACATATACTGCCTTTACACTACCATCAATAATTGGTTCAACAAGGGCAGTGACCCCTGTTCCGATTGTAGATCCTGTTGAAATTAAAATCTTTGGTGGATTAACTACATCATAATCTTTGCCAGAATTTAATACATTAAATTTCTTAATTGGCCCATAGTAAACTTTATCAAGTGATTCTGGTGCAGAAATTTCTACACCATCAATTAAAAGACCGATTCCACCAATCACATTGTTAATTGATTTTCTCAGTGAAGTTCCCGAATTTAAATTAACTTTTTCAATAGGAAACTTTCTTAAAATTTTATTTGGGGAAATAGTTCTATTTTCGTGTCTTTTTAAAGTAAATGTATGAGATCCTGAGGTTAAAGTTTGTCCAAATTTAAGATACTCGGATCCACTCAAAAGTGATTTAGATGCATATAATCTTATGCCGTTAATTCCAACTAATTTTACATAATATTCAGATCCAGATGTCAAACCAGATAATGAGTTAGTAGCAGTATACACAACAATATCACCATCAATAAATCTTACAGAGGAAGAGAATCTGATGATCGAATACGCCCGAGCAACATCGTCATAATCATCAAGGTATGTTGCAGAACCATTAGGGATACTCGATTCTATAATATTATCAGTAATTTCATATGATGGTAAAGAGTTTGATGCTGTGTACCCTTCTTTATCTTTATTGTTATAAACATTTAAAGTATTCGAAATATAATTATTATTTCCCAATAATAGTGGAACTAATGCACTTGTTGCCTTTTTTATCTTTCTTCTAATATCATAGGATTGTGTTGAAACAGCAGAAAATCCTGAAAGATTACTTAAAATAATCTGATTTAATGCACTATTAACACTAGTAACTACGGCATCGGCAGAAGCAATATTATTCGTATATGCAAATAAAACATCAACAACATCACCCTCACGTAAACTGGACTTATCAATCAGACTTGATAATGTAAAAGTTGATCCAGAAATACTTGATACTTGATATCTTACACTAGTATTATAAATCCAAGAATTAGCAAATACTTCTTTATATGTTTTATCCCCTATTGATGGGTTGCCAACAATTTCTCCCAAATTTTTGACCGTTATCTCTTCACCCTCTTCTATAAGGGAAATATCATCGACTTCTTCAAATTCTGAAATAACTCCTGTTATACGTAAATCAACTCTTTTTGTCAAATCACCATTTTCATATCCAAAAATAGTTTCATCAGATCTAATATCAGAAGCAATTGGTATTGCGTTAGTAATTCCAGTGCAACCAAAAAATTGATTAATACTTTTTGAAGTATAATCAATTATATCATTTCCCGATACCAGTGTGCCGGTTTGTCCAAATCCAATCGTAGAATCGACGGAAATAATAGAAGAACCAACAGAAACAGATTCTAAAACTTTTGTTTTGCCCGGAATAGTAAAAATTCCTTCAATTAAATCTCTATCACTATACCCAACAAATAAACCCAACTTATAATAGGGATCATTGTTTCTTGTGAAGATTTGAACATCTGATACAGATGCATTAGTTTTTAAATTTGTTGATTTAAATATAGTTTGACCTTCTAATTTTAAAGGATCCCCAGAAATATTTTTGGCTACAACAATTTCTCTTCTAATGTAATCTGCCGATGATGGTTTAATTAATCTACCTTCGAGATCTAAAACCTCCGCATTGACTCCATATAAAATTTTAAAAAGAATCCTTATAGATTCTTCAATACCTTTTGATTGATAGAAATCTCTTGCGTGCTTAATAAAATTACCTACATCTAAATCAGAAACAAAGTCAAAACTTTCTAATCCGGGTGTGAAAGTATATTTTAATTTTTTGTAAAATTGTTGTAGGAATAAGACACTTAGATTTATTACTTTTGAGTTTTGATTATGATTTGCTGCTGTTGTTTTTGAAAAAGTTAAAGTCTGCTTATTAACATTATCATTAAAACTAGAAATACCAACATTGGAATAGTTGTTAATCCCACTAAATCCACGAATACAACCGGTAAATGTATTTGTTGTGATACCTGTGTATGTAATGATTTCATCATCTATTTTTAGCAATCCATATTCAGATGGAAATCCTTTTGTTGATGTTACCGTAACAATTCCAGCAGAAGATGATAAATTATGCGTTAGTGTTGTTTGTCCAGTAACAACTTCTGGAACTAGATTATCAAGCTTTAAATATTGATCTAGATTTTCAGCAATATCTACTGTTCCGCCTTGAAATTCCTGTGAAATGTAGTATTGTTTAAAAAATTCGGTTGCTTTTGGAAAATCCGAAACTATAAATTCTGGAAGTTGACTCTCAATAATTTTATTGATTTGTACTCTCTTCTCAAAATCCGACATATTTTATTTCCTCTCGATTTCTCCGTTAGAATAACTTGAAGTATAATAATCTCTGGTAAAAGTAACTCCGGAAATATCTTCCCCAGAAGCAATAACATCTCTAAGCATATTTATCTCACTATTTGAGACATCAAAACTCAAATATAGGTCTTTTAATCCAACTACATCATTTGAATCTGGAAATGCTTGAACTTCAATAATTTCATTTTCTGCTACAGTTGAAGTGATATTGATTGTATTAACAATAATTTCTCCATTTGTATAATCAACTGTACCAACAGATTTTAAGATAACCGTATTTTCACCCCTTTCAGTTGGTTTGATTGCTGCTAAATCCCCTAATCCACTACCATCTAATTTTCCATCTGAGGTTTTTCTCGGAACATCTGTAAAATATACAATATCATTATCAAAACCTTGAACCGTAAATCCCGTACTCTTAATATTAAATCCTTCTGGATTAATATAGAAACGATTCCCAAAACATAATTCATATTGGGCAAATTGATTCACAAGAACTTTCATATCTCTTCTAATTCTAACCTTAGTAATGTTAGAAGTAATAGCATTATCAACTCTATCGATTAACTGAACAACCTTACTATACTTAAATCTACCACCAAATCTATTCATATCTATATTTTTGGAATATTCTGTTAATGTAGAAATAATAGTTGTTTTTAAATCATTTGCATTTGAAACTTGATTTGTATTATAATAAACGACTGAATCAATCTCAACATAAAGAATTTTAAGATCAATTATTTGTTGGTTAATTCCTGCAATTGAATATTTTTTTATTCTGTTTAAAATAAATTGTTTATCAAAATCTGAAACATATGTTCCATTTTTTGGTTTAATACTAATTTGAACTTTTCCAAATTGGGGAGGATTCAGTTCTTCTCCACCAACGATAGCAACAGACTCTGCATTAGGATAAATTGATTGTATAATTGCTTCATAATCTCTTGAAGTTACTGCCCGATATTGTGCAGAATAAAGTCTTGGTGCAAAGTACTTAATAGACGCTACCGGTTCAATTTCACCACCATTAGAAGATTTTTCAATTGTATTAACAACAACTGATCCGGATTGAACTAAAACACGAACATTAGATGAATCCACAAAGTTACCTTGAAAATCAAATCTAGATGCTCCATTACCTCTTTCACCATCTGTTACAATATATTTTGC